AAAATTACCTATACACGCACACCTTCAAACTTGGAGTTGAACTTTCTCTCACGATTGCCAAAAGTATTCAGTGGCTTATCGTCTGGAATCTGACCAGAATCAACTATAGACTGCGCTGAATCTTCTACATCATACAGTTTCATTTTGGCTCTATCAACACCAATAACAAACTTCTTGTTTGCACTTGGATCATTATAGCGATTCTTCAACTGTTTGACCATGATTTGATTCAATTGTTCCAGTTCTTCGGTATTAATTAGTGCAAACATGAAGTCAGCAGTCGCTGGCAAACCAAAAGATTCTGAGGTATCGGTCAAATCAACATCGGAGTTACTGAAACCCGACCTTGTTGTTTGTGTAGCTGAAACGACTGGCACATTAAATTCTACAGCAAGACCACGCAATTCTTCTGCAATAGCTTTAACATAAGTGTATGAATTTACATTCGCACCTTGTTTCAATCTAGATGAAGAACAAATATTCAGATAGTCAATGAAGATAATCTTTGGGCGAAAACTCTTTTTCAATTGTAATTCATTCAACAAAGACCGAAAGTGCATAGAACTAGCACTTGCAGTTGGATACTCTTTGATGATTAGTTTACCTTGAGTTTTACTTTTCACACCTTGAAAGCGTTTTTCATAATCTTCTTTGCTTATCAAATGCAAATCATCAAGTTTAATGTTCAGAAGGTTCGCATCAATACGTTCCGCAATTCTTTCCTCAGCCATCTCCATCGTAATGTAGAGTACATCATAGCCTTGCGATATACAACCAGCAGCCATGTGGCACATGAACAAACTTTTTCCCACGCCAGTTCCAGCCAGAGCGATATTAAGCGTCTTGTTAGGTAGACCACCTTTTGTGATTTTGTTAAAGAAATCCAAATCAAAGGGGATTCGTTCTTCTTTGCGATGATAGAATTCAAATCGTTCTTCATAGTCGTTAATGTAATCGTGCCCAACATTTCTATCAAATGAAACACCAAGAGCATCAGAAAGAATCTTTGGGATTTCACCTTTTGCTTTGGTACCAAACTTATCATCAAGAATTGTAACTGATTCCATGATTGCATTATATAATGCTTTATCTTGGCAAAACTTTTCTGTGTGTTCAGTCAACCATTGAATATCGGTTGGATCATCTTTGTTCGCTTTGATATCACTCAAAATTTGGATTGAGTTGCGAACCTGTTCTTCGGTGAGTTTTTTGCTCTCGGTAAAGTTAATTACCAATGCTTCATAAGTTGGAAGATTTTTGTACTTCTCCACAAACTCTTTTATCTCATTGTAGATGGTTCGTTCATTGTTATCTGAGAAATATTCTGTTTGAATGAATGGCAATACTTTACGTGCGTATTCATCATTATATATCAGATTCTTCAGAATAGAGAGTTCTAGTCGGTTCAATTTGTTTTTCCGTTAAAATTAATTCTGTTAGTATGTCACCTAACATTGTAACAAAAGTTGCATCTTCTGTCAATGCATCCTTGTCATATTTCATCAAATTAACCACATGGTAACCAAACTTAAGTTTAGCCATGTTAAGTTCCTCTGTTACAGATGCATAGGTATAATAGTACACAACACCAGCATAGTCACCCCGGAGGATTTCTATGCCAGTTAAATCCGTATCTTCAAAGTCGTGAAGTTTGAAATCTATGGACTCTTTAAACTTCTTCGGTTTCTTCCAAAACATCATTTTGCCCCATAATGTTTCCGTAAGAGATTTCATATTTCTTCCTCACAAAATCTTTGAAGTCCTCGCTTGCAAGAATTTCACCCCAAAATTCTTCATTCTGAGTATCAGCAAGGCGTTTCTTATCACCCATTTCTCCAGTTTCTTTATCAACTTTACAGTACCAACCATTTGTTGGTTTAAGAACGTGCCCAGATTCAAGTGCAATATCAATTAAACCAGACCATTTGTTGATACCGCCATCATAAGATACGCTAACAGGAATCTTAGACTTCTCACGAACATACCTAGACTTCTCTACATTGATAATGAAGTTGTAGCCAGTAATTTCTGTGCCATCTTTTTCTTGTTGACGCCCGATGATGAAGATGTTATCAGCAGAGTAGTATGAACCAGTGCCACCACCAACGATATCTTTTGGATACAAACCAATCTCTTTGTATGTGTGATTCACAACAACCATTGGAATATCTTTTAGATTCAAGTGAGGTGTAACCATACGGAACAAACTCTTAACTTGTTTTGCTCGGCTCATATCAGCAACAGATTTACCTTCAAGTGCATCTTCAACTTCTTTCTTAGAAGCCAAGTTGCCGATTGAATCAATGATAATCATTACTCTATCATTACGCTCAATACCTTCCAACTGTTTCATTATGTCGAATTTGAGTTGTTCAATATCTGTAAGAGGAGTATGGAGCACCCGCTCTGTGTCAATACCAAAAGTATCAAAATAAGACTGCGGAGTACCAAACTCTGAATCGTAAAAGATGAGAACTGATTCTTCATATTTGTCCATGTAAGATTTAGCCATCAACAAACTAAATGCAGTCTTAAAGTGCTTTGATGGACCAGCCCACATTGTAAGACCAGGCGTTAGACCACCCTCTAATTTACCAGATAACGCAACATTCACCATAGGAATGGATGTTGGTATCATATCTTTCTCAGTAAAGAATTTTGATTTAGATAGAATCGCACTATCTTTAATCGTAGAATTCTTTTTAATTTTGTCCAATAAACTCATAATTATCCTTTAGAAAAAATCTGCCAGTGAACTTGTTTTCTCTGATTGCCAATTCATACAATCAAGAATGATTTTGATTGGATCAAGAAACGCTTTTTCGAATTGTAACTCATAATCAATGTAATTGTCAAGCCCAAATTCAGTTGGTAGGCGTGTTGGATACGATATTACCGTATCGTTGATTGGGTTAGGTTGAAGCAAGTAGGTAAATTTAAGTTTCTCACCTTCTTGAATCATTGGGTACTTATTAGATAAATCGTTTTTCTTAACTAGGTAATTATACAGCAATGCACCTTTAACATGAATTGGAGTACCCTTAGTATATATTTGCGCCTTATCACCATAAGTCTTCAAACCATTGACGGACCGAGGAAAAGATATTTCTTCAATTGGCAATGTTCTAAACTCTTTGCGGAAGTCTGCAATGAATTCTTGCACATCATCTTCAGTACCAGTTACCATCAACTTGATAACTTGTTTCATCTTATCACGAATGGAAGATGGAGTAGAAGACTTCACCATTTCAAGACCCATGACTTTCATCTGAGGCTCTGCGTATTGAACACCTTCATTGTTGTATACATTCAAAATGTACCGCTTTTTTGCTGTCCAGATACCTTTGTTAGACAACCCTTCACGTTTCATTTGCATTTTTTGGGAATATGCGTTGACATACGTAGCAAGTTCTTGATAAGAATTATCAATATATGGTTGAATCTTATCTTCACAGACACGGTCCATGAAGGAGATAAGTTGGTTAACATCCGTTTTCTTTGAATACACTTTATCAACCAACTCACCAAGCCGGAGATAAATTGAATCTGTGTCTGAGGCAATAACATAATCTACATCACTAGTCTTTAATAGGCTATTCATGTACTCATTAATCTTATATTCAATCCAACGAATTGAAAGTTGACCAGCAGAGGTAACACCAAGAGCCATACGCAAATCATAAAATCTAAAATATTGTGAACCCATCGCACCATAAGCTGAATTCAACGAAACTTTTTTAGCAAGTTGTAGATTATCATATCGTGCAATCTTCTTTTCTAGTTCGTGTCTTTTAGATTCATTTGTTTCTTTTTCGTATTCCTGTTTAGCAGAAATCATCATCTTTTTAAACTTCTTACGGTCTTCATACATTTCTTCCAACATCTTAGGCAAGAAGCCTTGCTTATCAGTACGAAAGAATTGACCATTCGGTGTAATGGTGACACCTTGTAGTTTTGAAGTATCAACTTCTTTGATTAACATTTTATCAACATTAACACCATCAGAAATAATCTGGCGCATGTTGTCATCATAATCTTTCACTTCAACAATTGTTTCTGGAGAAATGTTGTACTGCATCATCAAATGTGGATACAAAGAATTCAAGTCAAACGATGCAACATAATCATGCACACCAATTTGTGGATCTTTTACATACGCACCTTCAAATGCACCATCTTTAACGCTCACCTCACGTGGCGGAACAACAATGTTTCGCTCAAGCAAATAGTTATAGATGATAGCATCCCACATACGAGTTTGTGCAAACACATCATTGTAGTTTGCTTTTGTATCATACGCAAGAGTCAAGGCTAATTCAATCAACTTCAGTTTGTCTTCAAGTTTAAGAATCAACTCAACGTCTTTAATGTTGTACTCAATAAACTTTTGATAGTTAAGCCTATACAATTGATGCAAGTTCTCAAATTCATCATAAGAGATTTTACCTTCACCCAACTCAACTTGTGCGATATTGTCCAAGCGATATGAATCTTGTGACTTACCACCGGGAGCATACCAGCGATACAATTCAATGTAGTCTAATGATGAAACGCCATAGATATCATATTCCAAGGCTTCACGCCCACGGACGGTTAGCTTTCGCTCAGAGATATAACCCCAAGGTGAAAGTTTCTTCATTTCATCTTCACCAAGAATTTTGGCAAAACGATTAATCAAATATGGGATATCAAAGAAGCGAGTATTCCAACCAGTAATGATATCTGGAGTATTATGTTGCCAATCTTCTAGGAATCTTTTACAGAGGTCGTATTCATCTCTGCACTTTATGTAAGTAACATCATCACGGCTATTATTAAAACTACCGCAACCATAAACCTTCATGTCACCATCAAGCGTCTTTACTGCGATTGCTGTGATTGGCTCATTTGCTTGGTATGGGTCAGGAAAGCCATTCTCGGAGCCGACTTCAATATCAATGACTGCGATATTAATTTTGGCTTGGTCCCAATCAATTG